TAGAACTAATCAAGCATTAATTGATCTACGTACTGATAAATCTAAAAGTGATGTCAAGTTTGGTCTAGAACAAGCTGATCAAAAGTTGTCTAATGCCAGAGCTGATGCCAGTACTCAACAGTATCAGAATCGCATTAAAACGCTTCAGCAGTCAGGTCAGGTCCGAGCGCAAGGTAGGAAAGGTAATTCGGCTACAAGGGCACTCCAGTCGATTACAGCACTGTCTGGTGTTAACACCGCACTGATTGCAGATCAACTTACACGTTCTGAGCTTTCTATCAATACAGAAAAGGAGATTCTGAAAGCCACTTATAACAAAGACCTTAATACAGGATTTGCTATTCGAGAAGCTCAAGTATCTACACGTCAAGCTAAAGATCAACGTCAACAGACAATTACGTCTGCAGAAGATAGTCAAAAGTATATTGCTGATACTCTCGGTATTTCTGAAGAACAGTTCAATATGAACCGTGAGCAGCTTGGTGCCTCATTACTAAGTGCTGCTGACAGCTATGAAACTAGACTCAAGAAAATTAATCGTGACAAGTACGCCTCCGATTTAAAAGCATACGCAGCACGTCAATTAAAACCTCGTGTTGATCCTGCAATACCTAAACCGTTTGCTTCTGAATTACCTGTTTCTATTATGCCTCCGCGTCCTATTGAACCTGTACGTGGTATGGGTGGTACAGGTCAACCAATGCCCGTTAGTAGTGGTGTTGGTGGTTTGATCAGCGCTGCTGGTTCTGCAGTTGCAGGTATCGGTATGGCTGCTGGTGTCTTTGGACCGCTTGCACTACCTATCGCAGCTGGTGTTGGTGGTATTGCAATGGTTGGTGAGGCTTTAAATTTGTGGTAACTACAATCTAACTTAGTGTTATGTCAAAATTTCAAGGGTACGCCCAAGAAAATAGAGAAGGCTTTGATCCAATTGAAGCTCCCAATACATCAGATAGAATTTTAAGACGAGCTGACGAAACCATACGTGGTATGCGTGAAGTTCGTGATGCAGATATTGCTAATACAGCTGCTTATCTCAATTCGTTTGAAGATAAGCTACAGCAAGATCGTGATAGCTTTTCAAACTATTCTAAACTTCTTCAGCTTAACTTTCAAACTCAAAAGGACAACCTGGAGATTCAAGCTCAGAAAAATGCAGAACGCAAAGCTGAGCTTGGGACACAACGTAAGGGTGTTTATGAGGCCATTGCTGGACTTAGTAAACAAGCCCTTGCCTTTTCCCAGCAATATCAAAAAGACAAGTATGAATCTGATTACAACAACCATTTAATTCGTCTTTATACGCAAGGGTTTGCAGATAAGGCAGATGCACAAGGTTACATCGCTGACAAGTTCAACATGCATAACCTGCAGATCACTGACGTTAGTCGTCAAGCTGGTGCTGCAGCTGCTGAAGCCAATGGCTCTAGTCCAATCCAAACTGCTGAGTTACGTTCGCGTACTGAAGGCCTGAATACGGCACAGCTCCATGCTCAATCAGTTTTCATGGCATCTAAATGGCCAGTCTTTTTACAGTCATCGTTTCTACGTGATAAGACCACTGAGGTGATGCTGTACGGCGCTAACGGAACTTTCCGTAAAGGCACACCTAGTGAAGCTTTTTCTAGTAAAGATCGAGCTCTTGTAGCTCAACAGCTTCTTACCAAATACCTAAAAGATAACGGTCTATACGGTAAGAATCCTGCTTTTCTTGCTGATGCATTGCAGAAGATGTCGCAAGGTACAAACGAAATCGTTGCTAAAACAATGATGGGTGAAGTACAAATGCAACGTCAAGAACAGATTGAAAAAATTGATTATATTTTCCGTCATGGTTCTGGTACAGCTTCTCAACGATTTCATGCTGCCTATGCCCAACTTCAGTATATCGAACCTGGTCAGCAGAAAGCGGCACGTGATCGCCTTTTTGAAATACTAAAGCAACCTCTACAGACCATTAATGGCGTACAAGTTGGTATGTCTGATAATGATTTTATGGAAATCTTTGAATCTTCTTTTTCACACCAACCTGACAAAAAGCTACGTGAATTGTTTAAAAGAGAATTTCGTTTGGTTTCCGAAGCTCGAAGAGACAAAGACGCAAGCATTCACAGAGCAGAACAAATACAACGTGAGAATTTACTTGATGACCAGTATAGAAAACTTGTAGATACAACTCTTCAGGATTTAGCTGGTAATAATTCCATTGATTTGTCTGACGAAAATATTACTTTAATGCAGCAAAAATATAAAGAAAGCCTTGGTCCGGACTCTGGTAGGTTTGTACAATTTCTTGAAAGCCAGCGTGAAAATACTTATCAAGCAGTTGCTGAACGTCCAGTAGTTGAAAGGATAAAAAAAGCGCTTGAAACTGGTCAAGTGGAACCTGAAGAGATTATGGCCAATCCACAATTGAGGAATTCTACAAAGAGGGAGTTAATTAAAGAAGCTATTGCTTCTGATGCATCAAGTCCTTCTGAGGAACAAATAAATGAATTTGAGAAGATAATTAAACAATCTTTAAATTCTAGAGCTAGAGTCAATGGTGCTTCAACAACGCATGAATCAGTTGGCACTATGACGCGTGCAGCTCTTAGAGATTTTAGAAAAAGATATATGGCTGAAATGGATAACCATAATGATCCAAACATTGCATTTAATAATGCTCACGCATCGTTTATTGAGGAGTTTGGTGATGACCCTGAAGAAGGTAAATACGGAATACTAGATCCTAGTGACATTATAAGACGCGCTGAACAAGGGTTACCTTATGATTCAGGTATTTTTAAAAATTACACACAATACCAACCTAGAAGTGTTACCCCCGAAACAAGTGCTGCAGACATCAAACGAATACTTAATGCTGATCCATCTTCTATTAACACTCCTATTGTTTCCAAACCCACTCTTAAAAAAGTAATTACGCAGTACAACCAAGGGTTGAAGCCTGATCTTGTTCCACAGATCCAACTTATACAAGCAAGCATCACCAAAAATGGTGGTACTCGCTATTCCTATGCAGAGATTTTAGAAAAACAAATCAACGCAACAGAAGGTTTAGAGTTACCTGAAGGTCTTAGTACTGCGTTAAAAATTGAGAACGCTATCCCACCAAGGTATCGTCATTTAAATCTTTACCCAAGTGCAACTAATACTGATATTATGTTGATGTCGGCAGGACTTCCTTCTGTCTATAACCGTACCTTTAATATTACTGAAGCACAAAGCAAAGCACTCGATGTACTTGCTAAGTATGAATCATCTGCATATATCCTTGACAATGATGGTGGCTATAATGCCATGAATCAAGGTGGTACAAAAGAAGGTCGTGAAGCAATCAACCCTGGCCACAGCACAAAAATTTTAGGTAAACGCCTTACCGATCTTACTATCGGTGAAATTATGCAGCTTCAGGAATCTGGTCGATTACATGCTGCAGGTCGTTATCAATTTACCAATAACACTGGTACTTTATCTGACACATTAAAACTTGCTGGTGACATTCCACTTAACTCAAAATTTGATGTCAGAACTCAGGATTACTTAGCCCTTGTTTTGATGCGTAATCGTGGTATTAGTCCATGGATTGGTCCTGTTGATTACGCCACTCCAGCAGAACGTCAATTGATTGATCAAGCAATGACGCAACCTATTTCATTTGGACCGTCTACTTGGCAACAATCTGACAATATGAATCCAAATGTTGTTCGTGCATTAGAAGGTAGACAATGAGTTTAAACGAAGAATTTGGTCAGATTAATTTTGACCCTACTGAAGAAGCTGAACAACGTTACAACGCTTCAGCTGAAGAAGAAAAAAGGAAAGCAGCGCTTACAGCTGAAGAAGAAGCAAAGAAAGAAGAGCAGGAGGCTCAAGTTGCTGCTAAAGAAGCCGAACAAGCCAAAGAAGATGGTAAACATCTTGGTGACAGGGTTCTTGATACACCTGTTGTAGGTCAATTAGCAAGTGTTGGTGCTGGTGTAATTGACACTGCATTTGATGTTGCAGGTCTTGTGCCTATGTTGAAACCTGCTGATGAATGGTGGGACACACACCATGGCAGAGATAAGGAGGATAACCCTCTCAACAAATTTATTCGTGATGCTTCTGGAATCATTATCCCTACCCTTACAGGAGGTGGTATTGCTGCCAAAGGTCTACAGGGTGTAGCTGCTGCAGGTAAATTAGGTAAAGGTGTACAGGCAGCATCAGCACTTAAACGTACTCAAGTCCTAGGTGGTATTGCTGTTGACCTTGGTATTAGTACAGGTATCGAGGCTGTATCTGAGCAAACCGATGAAGCTGGTAATCTTGCCACTGCTTTAGAAGATATGCTTGGTGTAAATATTCCTTGGGCTAGCCGTGACAGCGATAGCCCTGACGTTATTAAGGCCAAAAATATTTGGGAGAGTGTTGCTCTAGGTGGTGTCACTGGACTTTTGGACGCTGTATGGTCTCTTAAAAAAGCTACGAAATTAGTTCCACAAGACAAAGCTGCAGAAGAAGTTTTAGAAGCACGTCTGTCTAAAGAGTCTGCTGAACTTATAGCTGCAGATGGTGATGAGCTTGTAGCCAAGGTTGAATCAGCAAGAACAGCTAGAGAGGCTGCTGTAACTGACGAAGCCTTGAGGCGTTATGACGTTACAGGTGGTCAGGACTATGACCCTTATGTCAATGAGCCACACCTTGCCACGGATCGACCAGTACCTAATTGGGAAGCTGATCCGATCCTTGCAAAGGTTGATTATGTGCGGATGGCTAAGAACATTGATGTAACTGATGGTCGAGCAAGACCTGTAGTTACAGATTCCTATAAAAGAAATCTATTAAATGCTACTGCTCCTGGTCGTAATGTTTTACTTAAAGAATTAAATGATAAGGCAAGCCCTAAATTTAATGCTGTTATTAAAACAGCTAAAGGTGTTGTCACAATCACAGAAAAAGAGCAAGCGGCAGCTGTTCGTGAACTAACACGTGCTGTTACTAGGTTAAATCCTGAAGAAATGGAGAAGCTAGTAAAACAAACACTTAGTTTTACTGAGGAACAGTTGGTTGATGGTGGCAAAAAATTCAATACACTTACAGTGTCTGCTGCTAAAACTGCTACTGAAGCCTTAATGAAGGGTCTTGAAATTATTGACCCACAAAATTTGAAAGCTTCTGCAATGGTAGTAAATCAATCTGCTGGTGATGCTGCTGACGTATCCACTGCCATTGGAAAAATGGATGGTATCAATACTACAAGTCAGCAAGAACTTGCTATCGATAATCTCTCTATTTTGCTACGTGAAGTTGGTATTCACAACTCTATCAACGGTACACGTCTTCAAGCTACTAAACAGTTAAAACTCGCACGTCAGCAAAACAAACTTGATACCGCTTGGTGGAAAAATGAAGTAGATACATTTGAGGAAAAGGTTGCAACACGCACAAGAAATGCTCAAAAAGTTGCTACTACACTTAAAGAGATTGCTAAAACAAATCCTGAATACCTTAAGCCCCTATACCGAGAAATCGCTAAAACAGGTGGTGAAGTACATGACATTCATACCCTTAACAAGCTTGTAGAAAATAGACTTGGGTTTTTCAAAAAAGCTTTTGCAGATGGTAATTCAGAAATGCCATCTTACCTTGTACAAGAACTACAAACAGCACGCTATAACAGCTTGCTTACAGGTCTTGCACCTCTACGTGCTGCGTCAGGCGCTGCTATAGCCCTTGTCGGTAAACCTCTAACTGTATTTGCAGGGTCTGCTGGTGCTGCAATGCGTGGCGGAGCAGAAGGTGCTGCTGCATGGAAACGTGCCCAATATACCTTCGGTGGAATAATGGAAAATTTCCAACGTGGCTTTAAAAACTTTCATGCTGAATGGAAGTATGCCTTAGAGAATCCCCGTACTTATGGAAGTGGAATGCGGCAAGATCTGAAGTTCAACGCTTTAGATGATTACGAGACTCTTGAAGAGTTATCTGAGCAGTGGATTAAAGAAGCTCCGATGGGTATTAGTGGTAAGGCCGCTATTTGGAATTTTACTAAACTTATATCCCGGATTAATGACGGGAGTATTCCTAGGTTTGGTATTAACGCTATGCGTGCTATTGATGGTTTTACTCAATCATTTACAGCAAGTATGGCGGCAAGAGCTAAAGCTTATGACACACTATTTAGTGAAAGCAATGGTGTCTATGATGACGAAGCTTTCCGCAAGATGCAACGTAACATTTACAATGATATGTTCAATGCTGATGGTGGTCCAAAAACTTCAGAAGGTTTTGATGCTAAATTGTATGCCGAAAATGCAGCTGGTGAAATCAATCTAAACTTAGATGTCCCAATTGTAGATAGCTTAGAAACTTTAATGAAAAAAATACCGGTCATGAAATCTATTTTCATGTTCCCACGTACTGGTGTTAATGCTCTACAACTGGCAGCTACATTTAGTCCTGGTAATGCTGTAACCACAATCACAAATGGTCGTTTAAACCTTGCACTAGGGAAAGCTAGACGTGTTTTAACAGCTGAAACTCCAGAACAAATCAGAGAAGTTTTATCTGAACATGGTCTTACTGGATTTAATGCAGACTTTGCATTCCGTCAACTGAAGTCTGAATACATTGGACGTCACACAATGGGTAGTGCCCTCGTAATGGGTGCAGCGTTAATGGCTGCTAACGGCATGATGACGGGCTCTGGTCCACAAGATGGGGCTGAAAAGCGTCGTATGCAAGCTATGGGCTGGGAACCTTTCTCTTTCTTTGATCCAATTACACAGAAATGGCGTAGTTATCAAGGATTAGAACCCTTTGATACCTTTTTAGGGCTTACTGCTGACATTGTTTATCACCATGATCGTGTTGACCGCGATACAGAAGATTTTCTACGTGCTGTAGTCCACGCTATTACTATGAATATCAGTGCAAAATCTTTTCTTAGTGGTTTTGAGCCTCTTGCAGGCGTAATAACTGGTGATTCTGGTGAATTAAATAAACTACTTGTTAATTACATCGACTCCAGTATACCGATGGCGGGTGTGCGAAGCATCTTAAATAAGGCTATTACACCTCAACTAAAAGATGTGAGCTCTAATTTCTTTGAACGTCTTGCTAATAGAAATAAGTGGCTTGTTGGTCATGGTCTAGAAAATTATGTTGACGTCTATACAGGTCAACCTATTAATTACCCGGATCCCATGACTAGGGCTTGGAACACCTTTGCTCCGTTCTTTAAAACTAACCCTGGTATGGAGGATTGGCGTCTATGGATGTTAGGTACTGGTTGGGATGGTCTGCAAACCTTGAGAAAAAATCCGATAACTGGTGAAACTCTTACACCAGAAGAAAAGCAAAAGATCAACAACTATATTGGTCAAAGCTATGGTCTTGATAAACGAGTTGAGAAGCTAATGCTTGCTGGCCCAGGTTTTTGGGACAAAAAAATGAAGGAGTATGTAAAGGAAAGGGGTCTAAAATCTCAAGAAGAGATGCCTATTAAAGAGACACTTGTACATCAACTGTTGGATAAAATCCATAATGAAGCTTATAAGTTCGGTACGCAAATGTTGATGATGGAGAATGAAGAATATTCACGTAAAAAAGTCCTTAACACAATGCGTGATGCTGCTCTTAATCGTGGCGATATTGAATCTGCTGGTAAAGCTTCGGACCAAATTAAAAAAATTACTTCTATACCTAAATAACAATGACATACTCACCATTTACTGCTACAGGTAATGGTTCTACAACTGCATATTCCATTGCCTTTGATTATATTGATACCTCTGACGTAAAAGCCAAGGTTAACAATGTAGTCACTACAGCTTTTTCTGTTTCAGGGAGTACTGTCACCTTTACGACTGCACCTCCTAGTGGTCAGTCCATTGAAATTTACCGTACTACGGATAACGCAACTATTCAGGCTGATTTTCAGTCAGGTAGTGCACTCCGTGCGGTTGATTTGAATGACAACTTCACTCAACTCCTTTATGTAACACAGGAATCTACTGATACTTCTAATGAAGCTAATACTGATGCAGCAGCTGCTGTAGTTACGGCTAATGCAGCTTCGTCTGCAGCAACAAGTGCTGTAAATACAGCAAATGCTGCGTCTACAGCGTCTACAAATGCCACTAATACGGCAAATGCAGCGTCTACTGCAGCAACCAACGCTACAAATACGGCAAACACGGCTCTTAGCAATTCAACCGCTGCAGTTAGTACAGCTAACTCAGCAGCTAGTGATGCTACTGCCGCTGTTTCTACGGCAAATACAGCCTCTACAAATGCAACAAATGCAGTAACTACAGCTAATGTTGCCAATGGTAATGCAAATACAGCCGTTACCAGTGCAAATGGAGCTGTTAGTACAGCAAATACAGCGTCTACAAACGCTACAAATGCAGTTACTACTGCTAATGCAGCATCTGCTAATGCGACCACAGCACTAAACAACTCACGTGAATCTGATGGTTCAGGTGGTTTTAATACTGCTATTGATTTAGCAAATACCGCTTTAACGACGGCAAATACAGCATCTACTAACGCTACAGCGGCCGTATCAACAGCTAATACAGCTTCTACAAGCGCATCCACCGCAGTTACTACGGCTAATAGTGCCAGTGCAACGGCTAATGCTGCAGCTGCAACAGTGGCCTCTGCTGTGTTCTATACACCTGTTGCTAATTTTGCTTCATTTCCGAGTAGTCCTAGTAATCAAGACCGTATTGAGGTTACTGACTCGACAGGTTTGCAATCTCAAAGCATTATTGCTGGCATTCCAAGTGGTTTTACAGGGTCATCTGACCTAACCATGCGTCTTGAGTACAACTCTTCTACAAGTAAGTGGGATTTTAAACAGTATTTTGCAGAAGATCCCGAAGCTAGGTACATGCCTAAGCAGGGTGGCACGATGACAGGTCTATTGACCCTGTCTGGCGCACCTACTGCAAACCTACATGCTGCAACCAAAGCCTATGTAGATACTGCTACGTCAAATGTTGCCACCAATACGTCAAATATTAGTACCAATACCTCTAACATCAGCACTAATACTTCTGCTATTGCTACAAAAATGGCAACTGCAGGCGGTACATTTACTGGTTCCGTTAGTTTCGATGATGATGTTATTGTTAAAGGAGACAGCACAAACGGTAGCGGTGAACTGACGCTTAACTGTGAGAACAATTCCCACGGCATTAAGATTAAAGGACCGCCACATAGTGCAGGTGCAACCTATACGCTAACACTGCCTAATGATACTGGTACTAATGGTCAGGCTCTGATTACTAATGGATCTGGTGTAACTTCTTGGTCAACTATTGACCTCACGTCTAGATTACCGCTTGCCGGTGGAACTATGACTGGTGCTCTGACCCTTAGTGGTGCACCTACTGCAAACTTACACGCAGCTACTAAAGCCTACGTAGATGCTGAAGTGGCTGGTGTTGTTGATTCTGCACCTGGTGCGTTAGACACACTTAATGAACTAGCAGCTGCTCTAGGAGATGACGCTAACTTTGCTACTACAACTGCTACTAATATTGGCACTAAAATGCCTCTAGCTGGTGGTACGTTTACTGGTAATGTTGATTTTAACGACAACGTAAGAGCAAGGTTTGGTAATAACGATGATCTACAGATTTGGCATAATGGATCTTACAGTTATATTTCAGATGAAGGGACTGGTGATTTAATACTTAGTTCAAATGGCGCAGCAATTTCCTTGCAAAAGGGTTCTAGCGAGTATTTGGCCAGATTCTTCACTGATGCTCAGGTAGAGCTTTACTATGACAACGCTAAGAAATTTGAAACCAAGTCAGACGGTGTAGACATTACTGGCGAGTTGCAGTGTGACACCTTAGATGTTGACGGCAACTCTGATATTACAGGTACTCTTACACTTAATGGACAACTAGATAGTTCTGGTACAAGCGGTGGAAGAGGTGCTTATCTGGGTAATATTAAAGTCGGCTATGGAAATTCCTGGAACTCAATTTTCATGGGCGACGGTACAGAAACTCTGTATTTACAGAGCTCAGGAAGTGGCGGCGTCAGTTTAAATTACAACAATCAAGGTTCTGTAACTGTCGGATCAGCAGGACACACAGTGTGGCATGCAGGCAACGACGGATCTGGTAGTGGGTTAGACGCTGACAATCTTGATGGCTATACCTGGTCATCGTCAGGAAAAAACATTCGTGGTACTGAGATCTACGCAGACAACTGGTTCCGTAACTACAATTCAGGCGAGGGTCTCTATAACGAAGCCAATACCATGTCTTGGTATTCAACTAATGACAAGGAATATACCATTAGGTCGGAACAAACTTATACCCAAATTAGATTTGCTACTGCCAGCAACAACACTAGAGGTTATGTTTATGCAACCACTAATAATGACATTGGACTTCTAAATGCTAGTGGAAGCTGGATTCTTCGAGGTTTCAACAATCTGGATGCTCAAGTCTATGGAAACTTTACCGCTTCAGGTAACGTTACTGCTTACTCTGACATCACCTTAAAAGAAGATATCGAGGTTATTCCGAACGCTCTCGACAAAGTCTCGGCAATCCGTGGTGTTACTTACAACCGCAAGGATTTGGAAGACAAGCCACGGCATGCTGGTGTGATTGCACAGGAAGTCGAAAAAGTTCTTCCAGAAGTCATTAGCACTGACGAAGAGGGCATCAAATCAGTTGCTTACGGCAATCTTGTTGGTCTCCTAATTGAATCTATTAAAGAACTTAAATCTGAAGTAGATGAACTAAAAGCTAAATTGGAGGGTTAATTTATGGCGTTAGAATCTTCCGGTACTCTAAGTATCGGTGGATCTACCACTAACCGTTCTATTAACTTAGAACTTGGTAGATCTGCTACAGCTACTAGTAACCTTAACGAAACCGATTTACGGACTCTTGCTGGTGTATCTAGCGGAACAATTGCTATTAGTAATTTTCACGGTAAGTCAAGTGAATTTATGGTTCAACGATCAGTAAGATTTAATTCTGCTGATTTGCCACGCATCACTAGAACTTGTGGAACTCCAACGTCATCTGGTACTTGGACGTTTAGTTGTTGGGTCAAAAGGAGCGATGTGTTTGGAACACAAAGCCCCACTATCTTTTCAGCACGTTCAGGAACTAATCCAATTCAGATCTATTTTCCAGGAGGAGGCGACGACAGACTAAGGTTTTATGATGATGGTAGGGATATGTACACCAATCATAGATTTAGAGACCCATCAGCCTGGGCACATATTGTTGTTACTAGATCGCCTACTGCTAACTCTATTTACATTAATGGTGTTTTAGATAAAACTTCCACTTTTTCTAGTAGTACCAGTTCAGTTGCCAATGTAAGTGGCGCAAACCATGCCTTAGGGATGAAGTACTATGTCGGATCTCAAACAGGTCATCACGGTGATTTTTACCTTGCTGACTCATTTTTTATTGATGGTCAGGCATTAGCACCATCAAATTTCGGTGAATATGATAATGACGATGCATGGAATCCTAAGGATTATTCTGGTACTTATGGAAGTAATGGTTGGCGGCTACAATATAATAACAACAGTAGTGTTGCTAATTTAGTTTCTGATTCAAGTGGCAATAGTAATAATTTCAGTTCCAGTGGTATCAGTGTTTCCTCAGGGTCGGGTAATGATTCCCTTCGAGACTCTCCTTTTAATAAAGCCTCCCAGACTGATTCTGGAGCTGGTGGAACGGTTATAGGTAACTATCCAACGTGGAACCGAATTGATTACGCTGGCGTTGCCCTTGCCGAAGGTAACTTACAGGCAACTGTTAATGGTGGTTATGCTAACGGAGCTTATGGGACTATGGGTGTAAGGTCTGGTAAATATTACTGGGAAATAACACCAATTACTATTGTAAATTCAGCCATGATGCTTGGTATTGCAGACCTTGATGAACCAATAACTGATAGGCAATGGACTGATGCGCATGCCTGGGCATATTATTCAGGCAACGGTAATCTATACAATAATAATAGTAGTTCCAGCTTCGGATCAAGTTACAGTGCGGGAGATGTAATTGGCTTTGCTGTAAATATGGATAATGGTTCAGTTACTGTTTACAAAAATGGATCTTCACAAGGAACTATTACAGGATTATCCGGTAAAACTATCACACCTTATGTTGGCACCGGTACAAATAGTAACGGACAAAAGGTAGCCATAAACTTTGGTCAACGTGCCTTTTCTCACAACGCACCTAGTAGTTATAAGTGTTTATGTTCATCGAACCTACCCACTCCAGCGGTTGCCAATGGAGCAGATTACTTTGATGTCAAACTATGGACCGGTACTGGTAATTCTAGATCAATTACTGGTTATGAGTTTAGTCCAGACTTTGTATGGATTAAACGGACAAGTGGTTATAGGGACCACGCCCTTTTCGATACCGTTCGCGGAACTACAAAAACGCTTAGATCAAATACTAACGGTTATGAACAGACATATAGTACGTCTCTGACTAGCTTTAATAGCGATGGATTTACAATTGGTGGCCTCAGCTTCGTAAATACTAATAGTGCCAACTACGTAGGATTTGCATGGGACGCCGGATCGTCAACGGTAACTAACTCTGATGGATCATATGATTCACAAGTTAGAGCCAACCAAACTGCTGGGTTCTCGATTGTAAAAGCAAACATTAGTAGTGGAAGTGTAGGACATGGGCTTAATGCTGTTCCATCGTTAATATTTACTAAAACCCTTAATAATGGTAATTGGATCGTACATGGTAATGTTTTCTCTAGTCCTGCATCAAATTATTTGATACTTAATTATAGTGATTCAGTAGCTACTAATACCAGTGCTTTTAATAACACAGCTCCAACATCATCAACGTTTAATTTTAATGCATCCCATTTGTATGGAAGCAGTTCGGACTGTATTAGTTATTGCTTCGCACCTGTCGAAGGCTATAGCGCGTTTGGTACATACACCGGCAACAATTCTGCTGATTTTGGTCCGTTTGTTTATACCGGTTTTAGGCCAAGGTTTATATTAGTAAAGGCAATAAGTTCTGTCAGTTATGGTAACTGGGTAATACATGATACAGGTAGAAGTACTTACAATGTGTCTGGTACTGGTATTTATGCCAACCTCAACAATCCTGAAGATACAACTTATAAGTTTGATTTTCTTAGCAACGGATTTAAAGTAAGAAGCAATTCCTATGATGGAACAAATGGCAATGGCAAAATTTATCTTTATGCTGCTTTTGCAGAACACCCTTTAAATACATCTCGCGCACGTTAATTAATTATGATTACACTTATCCGTCCAATTCTATTTTCTCTAATTAACAATCCTGCTTTTAAACGTACGCTTGTAGACTTGCTACGTAAGATTGCACAACAAACAGATAACACGGTAGATGATCACGCTATTGATTTTATTGAGCGTGGTTTGTTTGGTAGTAAGTAATGGAGTGGGTTGATCCACCCTCTTTTCCTTCTCTAACCCTTCCAGATGCCCCTGTGATGCCTCCTACTATCTTTGAGGTGCCACAGGGTGAGATTCCTAGTTATACCCCTCTTGTAGTCCCGCCTAACACGCTTAGACCGCCAGAGGGTATTGAAGCGATTCCAATACAGGAAGAACCCCCAAAAGATAAAGAGCAGACAACCAAATCTACGGTTAAACCTAAGCCGACTATACCAGAAATTAAATTACCACCCGAAGCACAGATGGTAGAAATTCCGTTTACGGATGTAGAGGTTCCTATGCCTACAACTACTATCATGACGACTGCAGCTACAACAGCATTTATTAGTGTTGCGGCCACCCTTACTGCTACGTCTTTGTTCAAATATATTGTGATGCTACTGAAACCAGTATTCAAACAAACATGGAACAAGATAACGAAAAAAAAGCAGGATTTATCAAATTCCTCGTCCTCATCTGGTCAGCCGGACTCTTGACTGCCAGTTATGCAGGTTGGATGCCAAAGATGGATCCTACTTATGTCGCCAGTATTCTTAGTGGCACCCTTGCAACTTTCTCTATTACACGTGAAAAGAAACAATGACAAAGCTTCTTTTGCTTTTACTTATTGCGTCTCCAGCTGCAGCCAACACCATTACCCCTAATTTTACTCAGGGGTCTATGCAATCCACAACTACTACAACTGTAGATATTGATCGAACAATTGCGACCAATGTTTATGGTGGTGAATATTCATCATGGTCTGGAACAAACGTAGTCCCGAGCGGAGACATCGCAGATACCGCTACAACCTATTCAATCCATACTGCTGGAGATCAGTTTCAACTAGAGATTGTAACGAGAGCAGCAGGAAAGATCGAAGACAGTCTAGTCACCGAAACCATTCAACAGGTTTCTACTACTACCTCCTTATCGGTCTTCTCTCAGTAACGCCTGCTTTTGCTAATGAAGAACCAAAGGTCCAAAACACATCTAACCCAGTAGCCGCTGCAACGGGCAATGTGACCAACCAAGCGGTGATGTTCCAAAATAATGGAGCACCATCTCGTCAATACTTTGGACCTAACAATAGCTGCAATGGTGTAACCATGCAGTTCAGTCCATTTTATATGGGCAACGACACAGTACCTTATGAATCTAATGGGTACGTTAAAAGTAATAACTGGGGTGCACAATTAAACTTTAGTGTGCCTCTAGATGGAAGCATGGTCGAACTCTGTAAGAGTATCGCCCGTAAACACGAACAAAAATTACGTCTTGACTATGAGCTTGTTCGTGCACTCAAATGCACGGAGATCATGAGGAAAGGTTTTACCTTCCGCCCTGGTAGCCGTGTAGAGGTCCTGTGTCATGACGTTGTACCAATCGTATCCCTTGAATAATGGAAGCACTTGTTTCTGCCGTCATAGCAATGGTGGCAGGTGGTGCAGCGTTAAACAATCGTTTGCACAATCGTATTAATAACGTCCATGATCGCATCAGCGGTCTTGATAGACGTGTTGACGCTATCGAATTAAACGTGGCACAAGACTACGTCTCCAAGGCTGACCTGTCAGTCATGGTTCAGCGTATGGAGGATCACATGATCCGCATTGAAAACAAACTAGATCAAATTGTACTTAGAAACTAACTATGACTCACCAAATTATTGACAACTATAGAGGTAAAGTAATTGGCGAGTTTGATTCCCTAGCAGGCGCTGAAAAGGCTTTCAGCCGCCTGTCACCAGAAGAAAACCGCTACGAAATTACTTCACCCAAACCTACTAAAGCACGTAAACCAAAGGCAAAAAAGGCTGATGTCAAATCAGAAAGCGAGTGAAGATCAATTTAACGAGCTGCATAATTTAGTCACTACTGAGTTTCTTAAGCGCATTAAAACTGGTGAAGCAACAGCTCAAGATCTAAAAGCAGCTTGTGATTGGTTACATAAAAATGATATTAGTGGCGTTGCTTATGAAGGTAACCCACTAGACAAATTATCTACCATTCTACCCAAGGTGGACCCTGAACTAGTACAAACAAGACTCTATGGCAAGAGGTAGAATTTCACGCTACTACGCCGCAAATCCTAAAGCTGCCGAACGAAAACGCATCTACATGCGAGCGTATAATAAGCGTCCAGGTAAATCTGCATATCGTTCACGACTAAATAAAGCTAGACGTAAAGCAGGTATTTATGGGAAGGGGGGACCAGATATGTCCCACGATTCCAAAGGCCGACTTGCACGACAATCGATGAAAATCAATCGTGCAAATAATGGCCACGGATCCCGTCCTAGATATCGAAATGCATGACACCTTTACTTCCAACTCCTGATCACTACTTATACAACTTAATAGCCATGACATCCTCTGAAGCAAAGCGCCTTTGGAGGCGCAGCATCAAAGAACATTTTGACTGTACATGCGCTTATTGCGGAAAATCCTATGACATTAATGACCTTACTCTCGATCACGTCCATCCTCGCTGTCTGGGCGGGGGTGATAACAGGAATACAGTTGCAGCCTGTCTTAGCTGCAATCAGGAAAAAGGAAGTCTTAATTGGCGACAATACATAGCTCGCTATAACAACCCACTACGTGAACACATTATTCTGAATTATACTAATCATGGCTAAAAGACATTTATCATTCTTAGAGTCGCAACGCGCTAAACTTAAAAAACAGAGAGCACTTGCTACTACAAGTAAGGAAAGGGCAATTATTAGCAAAAAGATTGAACAAGTTACTGTCCGTATTCTTGACGCTAAAAAACAATTGACAGGTAGTAAGACAAAAGGCTTGCTTAAACCTGGTCAAGAAAGAATTACTGGTAGTACAAATAAAGGTAAATTACCCCCTGGACGTACTCAACCTTCTGGCAAACCGTCTGCAAGGCGAGCAGCCGCCGCTGCTAGGCAAACACGTGCTGCTCAAGGTACAAGCGGTTCGGGTGTGCGTACAGGTCAACCTGCAGGTGCTGCAAATAGAGTTTACGGTGCTAACAGAGTTAACGCTTCTGTTAGGCGCGCTCTTCGTCAAACCGCTTTAAGACGAGCTGGTAGTACTTCATTGAAAATTCTTGGTAAAGCTGGCCAACTTCTTAGTGGTGATGGTTCTGGTCAATTAGCTTTGGGTGCACTCACTACTAGTAACGTAATTGATGCAGCGCGTGGTAGTACTGCTAAAGAGCGCAACGCTAAAAACAAAGCAAACCGTCCTCAGTCGGGTGGTCTGACCAAAAATCAGCAAGAAACTCTCCGCAAACTAAATGATGCTTCACGCCGCCGTAAACAGGAAAAAGCTCGCGCTCGTAAGGTAGGTAATCCTACTGAAAAAACTAGGGCAGTTTATAATAAACCTAAACCAGCTCCTAAAAAATCTGCTGGTCAAGTATCTACTAAAACCCCACCTACAACTGTAACTAAACCACCTAAAAAAGCTCCTTATACAAAAGGTAAATCTACTCTTCAAAAAGAAATTGAAGGTACTAGGAAATTTATTGCTACACACAAAGATAAAAAAGGTGCCATGCAAAATGCTGTTAAGCAGGCACGTCAACGTCTAGAACGTCTTATGCAAAAAGACCCTAGTCATTACGTATAAATAATACCTTAAATGGCCAATGTTTTAGAGGCCCTACAGGGTGACTTCAAACTGTTCTTACAAGCTTTGTGGGAGCAGTTGGAGTTGCCCTCCCCTACAAGGGCACAATACGCAATCGCTGACTATATCCAACACGGTCCTAAACGACTACAGATCCAAGCATTCCGAGGAGTCGGTAAGAGTTGGATTACAGGTGCGTTTGTACTTTGGACATTATTTAATGATGTCGAAAAAAAGATCATGATTATCTCTGCGTCTAAAGAACGTGCAGATAACATGTCTATCTTCCTACAAAAACTAATTATTGAAACACCATGGCTTTCTCATTTACGTCCGAAATCAGACGATGCAAGGTGGTCGAGGATAAGCTTCGATGTGAACTGCTCACCCCACCAGGCTCCAAGCGTAAAGTCGGTGGGCATCACTGGTCAGCTAACCGGAAGCCGCGCAGATTTAATGATTCTCGACGACATTGAAGTTCCTGGTAACTCAATGACGGAAATGATGAGGGAG